AGGTTAATTTTAATTCTAAAACCAGAATATCTTTCTGTATTCATCAGTGATATGAAGAATATTATGAAGTACGATGAATCCTCACAATATGTAAATGAAACTACAAAACGTGGTTATAATCCAAAAATAACAGGGGTATAAAAAAGGGAGGTTATAAACCTCCCTTAACTATTTCAACTTTCTGCTAGTTTTTGAAAGTACGATAGTGCATCATCTTCATCCTCATCTTCACTGGAAGAACTTGAAGAACGAGAAGAAACAGATTGCTTAACTGGAACTTCAATTTCTTCTTCCTCATCAATTGTTTCTGGGTCTTGGAACTTGGGTGTTCCTTTAAGACCAAGAGTGTAATCAAGACGTTTCTTCAAATCTTCATAAGACTTGAACTCACTTGGAGCAACAAAATCATTCAAGTTGTTAAGTGATTTATAGATTGATTCCAGTTCATCATCATCGTCAAGAAGAGCAGAAGGTGCTGCAAACTCAGACTTATCATAGTTCCAATATCCATCTTTCTTCACCAGTTTCAGTTTGAAGTTAGCACCCTTCCAAAAATCAAAAGGATTAATTGGTTCTTCATCATCAAATTCTGGTTGCATCGCAGCACTAATCTTATCAAAGATTTTTTTACCAAACTTATAAAGAAAAACTTTTCCTTCGTTTGATGGATTTGCAGGGTCTTTTACAACATAAATGTTTGCAAAATAAGAAAGTTTACGCTTACGATCACGAACAATATTTTGATTGTCCTTACTGCCAGTATTCCAAAGTTCACGGTTTGCTTCACATACAGGACAGTTTTGTCCCAAAGTAGTGAGGCAATTATCAATCATCCATTTTCCATTTGATTGAAATGCGTGAGACCAAACTTGAACCCAAGGCAGATCACAACCCTCTGGTGCAGGAAGAAATCGAATGATTGCGGAACCAGTACCACCCTTATCCATTACTGGTTTCCAAAAACGTTCGTCATCTTTCGAACCAGTATCATTCAATTTTTCAACTTGTTTGATGAGTTTTTCGGTCAAAGAACCCAGCTTTGATTGCTTCTTCAAATCAGCAAATGACATTTGTATTCTCCATATTAGTTGTATTGAGACGTATTGTACATATTAATTGTAGCAGTAATGAAGTTATTTGTCAAGTGTTTCTTCAAGGTTTTGGATTGACTCTTCCAGTTTTTCAAAGAAAGCATTCAAATTATCTCCTGGTTTCAATCCAAAAATTTTGGCAGAATCCAGAATTCTATTTTTCATTTCAATTGCTTCTGGGTCATCAGACAATGATAATCTAAAAACAAAATTTTTTTGTTTTTCTAAAAAAAGTTTCATCTTATCAAGATGTTCCTTTTTTTGTTTTGAGTCAAAGAAAGGAAGAGAAAACAATTCATCAAAAATACTCTGCTGAAGTTCTTCCAATTCAAGTAAAGATTCTCTGACTTGTTCCGAATCAAAAAATCTACTCATAACACAATCTCCTGAAGAACTTTCTTGTACTTTGCTACATCAATATTTAGAAATGGTTTGTATTTTATAATTCTTAACCTAACGGTTTCCCATACTGGGTCTGTTATTTTTTTATCAAATTTTTTAACATAACCCAATATCATATCCAATATCACCATTGTTTCTAAACTGACTGCTTTTTGAAAATACTTTTTAAGAATTTCTGGATGTTGATTGTTTTTTATCTCAAACAATTTTTCAAAATTATCCTTTTGGATAAAAATTTCACATTCAGTTTTAAACAAATAAAAAAGACTCTGAGATTTTTTCAACCAATTAGTATATGTTTCTTCCCCACTACGAATAATTTCACCAATCCAAAGTGATTGTGGGTCATTACATTCAACAAAATTTGCAACAAAATATGCTTTGATTTCATCATCACTCTTCTGTCTAGAAGTTCGTTCAAAGAAAAATCTATCTTTCCTCTTATGAAAAGAGTCCAGAGATGCTCTGGACTTTCCACAATACTTAAAGTAATCGTATGATGGTTTATTAAAATGATTTTTTATTGCAAGATAGGTTTTATATACATCAAATGGAGTCACAACGGCAATTTAGCACGAGTAGTTTTTTTCAAAAAATTCAATTCAATAGCATCATTTTTAATTTTTTCCTTTAATGGTTTTGAAATTAGTTTAGAAACCGTTTCAATTTCAATGCTATTCTCTTCACAATAAGTAACGATTGCATCAATATAATTAATTTTAGAATTTTTTACAATATTTTCTATATCCTGTGCAAACCTTTGAGGACATAAAAATTTACTATTTAATTCGTCCTTTACTTTATCATTCATATTGGTGAAGTTTATCTCTAACAAATTCTCTAATATATTCGGTGAGTAATTTAATGTATTTTTGTTTGTCATATTCTTCATAAACAATGCATTCTCCATTTTCACAAGCCATAATGATGACTAATTTCTTTACCATTATACCAGTAATCTCGTATAACATACAACCATATGCCATACACTGAACAAAATAGTGTTCAATCCACTCTCTTGGTTTTGGTTTTTTAGAAGTTTTAAAGTCGATTATTGCTAACTCACCATTATACTCTCCGATACAATCTACAGTTCCTGCAATACCAAGAACTTTACTGTAAAGAGAACCTTCAAGAGCATGAATATTATTTATACAATTTAATTCTGGTTTTGCAATTTTGAAGAGAAAATCAGATAAAGGTTGGACTGGTGGAAGGTCTTTATTGTAAAGATAATTTTCCACCAGTGTATGCATATCAGTTCCACGACTGGTTGCTTGTTTAGTAATTTTATCTGCTTGCTTTTCCCCAACTTTTTTTCTCCAATCAGCAAAGAACTGACGGTTCTTATGACTGGTTACAGAGGTAATTGAAACAAGTTTAATTGGTTTATCTTCTTCTGGTATTGTGTAATAACGAACACCATCTATGGTTTCCCTTTCAAGTTTTGGAAGATTAATATCAATATGAGTGAAAAGATTACTTTTTATTTGTTTTTCACCATATAATTCATTATATTTTTCAATTAAAGGATTAGACATTAATAACCTGCTTCCATTTTTGCAACAATATATTCCTTAACAAGTCCAGACCTACAAATATCATCTACTCCAAATTCAATAATATCAAAAGATTCCATCTTTCTTAGAATATTCATAAAATCACTAATGCCGTTTCTTTCATTTGTTTTAACCAAATCAGATTGTGTGGCATCTCCACAAAAAATAATTCTGCTATTTTCACCGACACGAGTAATGATAGAATCCAATTCGTGAAAATTAAGGTTCTGATATTCATCAACAATAATGATTGAATTATCAAGTGTTGTACCACGAATAAAAGATGTGCTCCAAAACTTTACAGTTTCCTGAGATTTGAGATTACCATAAAGCATCTCAAAATCAGCATCACTGGGCATTTGGAACATATACTTTACCATATTCTTATAAGGAATTTGATAAAGAGCAGACTTATCATCGTGGTCTCCTGGAAGAAAACCAATCTCACGAGTTGCTACAAGAGAACGAACCACATAGATTTGTTCGTATGGTGTTGTCTCATCTAATACATCTTTAAGTGCATTATAGAGACTGATAAATGTTTTACCAGTACCAGCACAACCATAAGCAACCAAATGTTTTCCGTTTTTATATGATTCAAAAAGTTTTCTTTGATTCTCTGTTAAAGGTTCAACATCAATGAGATAATCAGCACTGATTGGTTTTCTCCTCTTCATCTGTTTGGATGTGTAACCAACACCAATTGGTTGATTGTCATTGTTTCTTCTTTTTCTTGCCATAGTTAAATCGGTTTTACGTTTGCCCCAGGAACCTTTGAAACTTTAGAAAGTACCTCATTCCATCCAGGATTTCTGCTGACGTGCTTACTTAGCATATCACCAATCTCTCCTGGTGTGGCACATCCTTGTGACCAATCACGGGACCAAGGTTTATTATTTTCATACCAATCCATAATATCATGGACACTCATTTCAATAACTTTTTTTTCACCCGTTTCCGGATTATAAACTGGATATATTGCCATTAAACCAATCTCCATCCTTTATGTTGTTGTTGTCTTCCTCTACGCAAATCATATATGCAAGAGGGTTTTAAATTGTGTAGTTCACAAAATTCATTAATATTGTCACCATTATATATTTCCCCCTTTGGAGACATCAATTTAAACGATTTAACATGTAAGGGAGGTTTTATTCCCATATCTTTATTTCGTTTAGAAAGACGATTTTTCGCATCTTCACTCATACCTGGACCCAATACTCTACCCTTGCAGGAATTTCGTATCTTTTCTTTACTTTTTTCAGTATGTCCAGTAAAGATAGGAGGAGCATCTCCACCATTTGATTTATTGCGAAGAATTCCAGTTCCCAAATCTTTTCTACCAAAAACATTAATCATATAAATTTCATGTTTATATGCAGCATCTTCTGTAAGATTATTTTTAAGAATGAGTATTCTGTCTTTTGGTGGAGGAGAAAAGAAATCATGTTTTTGATATGCTCTTCTACCTTTACCTTTACCAATATACCATGGAGTTTTATCTTCTCGTAAATAAGCGTAAGTATAATACTCCATAAAATTACAAAATCAACACAAAAATATTTAGGGACTCAGACGTGCTCTATGCAGTCTCTTCTCTTCATAGTAGTTCCAAACATTTGGTGCCCATAGTTTCAGTTCGGGAGCAATTGCATCACAAAGTGCTTGAATTTCAAGTTGAGCATCAAGTTTTGAACGAAGATCCATAAAGTGAAGAACAGACCTTAGATTGAAAGAAACCACAAAGTTCTGACGAATTGCCTGAGGAAGATAATCCCGAATATGCTCTTCACACATACCCTGCTCATAGTAATCAACATACTCCTCACACTCACTCAAAATGCGATCTAACTTGCGTTGTCGGTGCTCTTCGGTCCATTCATACTTCTTACCCTTACGATTGGTGTAGAATCCCACAGGGCGCACATAGAAGACCTCTTCAACATCAAGTTCCTTTTTAGCAACCTTAACTACACGCTTTCCAGTATAACGCTGAGATTGAACATCCCAACTAGTTCCGATACGATGAGTTCTTGCCTGAACGATAACATTATGAACAAATCCAGCACAAGAAAAAGTAATGCCAGGGTGCTCAATTGGACCCCAATGCCCTCTCTCATTAGCAAGCAATTGTTCAACAATCCACTGACCACATTCGTGATGGTTAGGAACTGGAACGTTATGAATCGGAACTTCAGAATAATCGCCCTTTCCTGCTTGCCAAATAACTTGTTCTGGGATTGGATAACCCTGAAGTTTTACAACTTCAAGTCTTTTATCCAGTTCAAGAAGGTCTTTTGCTTTAATAGGTTTCATTTCTTTCCAAATCCTTTTGTTGTTTTTGCTTCAAGTTCTGCAAGTTCTTGTTTTACTACTCGCAGTTGTTTTTTCATATCAATCAGTTGCTCAGAAGAATATAGGTGTTCTTGTTTTGTCAATCTTTCAAGCAACTTTACTAGTTCTCGTGCTCTATTAGTCATTATCATCCTCAAAGATTTCGTCGTAATCTAAAATTGGTCTTTTTCCCATCGGTTTCATAGGAGTGTAAGCAGAAACATCAGAATAAATTTCTGCCTTTAGAGAATCAACTAAAAGTTCCAAATTACGGACAATAAGTTTTAGTTTTTCTTTATCCATAGAATGTTTTCTTCTCACTTTATGTTAACACAAAAAAAGGGAGAAGACAATCCCCCCTTTATCTTATTTTTTTGTTTTTTTATCTTTAACTTGATAGTTATATGATTTTGGATTTACAGTTCCTTCTGTCCATTTAATCTTTAAGATATTGCCTTTACCATATTGGTCGTAGTAATTATCAAATACTTCTACAAACGAACCTGCTTGAACAATATCATATTTTGTTTGATCATCTTCAAGATATGTAATTAAATAAGAGTTCCTGGGTAAACTTTTATTATTTGATACAGAAGGATCACAATTTTTATGTATTATTAGCATAATTAACTTCTATTTCCCCAAGTAATATCTGGGTATGCTTCAGAAACTATTTCTTTAGTAATTTTATATCTTGTTTGTAATTTTTTATCTTTACACAAACAAAGAATCTCTGCTTCTAATGGATGTAAACCTTCCAACAGATTTACAAAAATATTTTCTCTACGAATACCATTTAAAGAATCATTACCACCCTTTACAAAGTTATAAAATTTATCATATTCCTTACGTATTGTAGAATACTTTTGGTCAATTGCTCCGATTGAAGAATCACTCAATTGTTTAACTGCTTCTTCAATTCTTTCAGACATTGTTGTCGTCTTCATCGTATTATCCCCAAAAAAGGGAACATCACCTTCTGGTAAAACGGATATTACCGATTCATCAAAATTCCATATAAAAATTGCTTTTAATGAATCGTGCTCATATTTTTTAAGCACTTCGACTTTTTTTACATTAGTTCTTTGTGAACTAGCAAGATTTAAAACTTCAAAAGCAAAAGGATTTGCAGGAAGATCTATATTTTCATTTACAACTTCTTTTGCTTTTGAAGTGGTTCTTTTAGTCGTTGTTTTTTCTTTTACTGTCATTGTCATAAAATTAATGCAGAATTAAATTAATTAAATTTATTTATCAATCATTATCACTATCATCTTCATCAATAAAATAATCAGGATCAAATCTTACTGAAACAATTTCTTGATCAATTAACTCACCATTTTTATTGTAAAACTCTGGATGATAAGCAATTTGTTTTGGTCCTTCTTGATAGTTCATCATATATTCTCTGGCACTCCACCCGATAAAAAGTCCTACCATAAAAAACAAAACAAATAAAAAAGAACCAAATACTAAATACGTTGCTGTCATTGATCTTCTCCGAGAGACTACTTTTTTTTCATTATATCTAATTCAATTTTGAAATATATCTCTCTTTTAAGGAAAGAAAATACTTTTTCAAAATTGAAAGTTCTTAATGTCAATTTTGTTTCCTTTTTCTCTCCTCCTTTTTTTCTAAGCATTAACTCAAAACCACGATTAATGCCATAATTTCCAAAATTATTTATAGACACGATCAGAGCATATTATTTTCTTTCAAATACGAGATCGTATCAGTACATCCACCAAGATGCAAATCATTTAAAATTACCTGAGGAAATGTTGAACCTTCCCCAAATTCGGAATAGAATTGCTCTCTATTAAAATCAGTATTGAGTTCATATGAAGTGATTTTATATCCCTTTGATTCACTCAGAAGATTTAAAATTGTCTTTACCTTATCGCAATAAGGGCAACCTTGTTTTGAATAAATTGTAAAATTCATAATACTATAAAACTTTATTTTGTCTTTGAGGGTATTTATAGAGCACTTGCTCTTGCTTATTGTGCATCCATTTTATTATAGCACTTCTTTTTTCTTCTGTAAAAAAGATTTGCTTTGAGAACCAATCTTCCCAATCTGTGTGTCCTTTATCATGATTGCATTCTTGGCAGCAACAGACAACATTGTTTGTGAAATCCGTTCCACCTTTTGATCTTGGAACTATATGATCAATAGTTAATTTTTCTTCAGAACCACAGTAAGCACACTTATGATTCCAATTTTCTTTAATGTGCTGTCTCCATATTCGTCTTGCTTCTCCAGAACTTGTTGTGTAAAGATTGAACAAATATTCTTCAGACGAATGAAAAGGAGTCATAAGTTTTTGCAACTTATGATTATTTAGAGATTAAACTTACGTCTAAATGCTTCAAAGTTTATTTGGATTTCTTCATTGGTCAATTCACGATTATAAATCATACAATTGTTCCAATGACATTTATAATTAGAATTTGTTCCTGTAGTAATACCTGCAGCAGAATCAGAACCTGTTCCAAAAATTTTATCTAAATTGATTTCTCCTGTTGTCATCCAATCAGTTGAAACTCCCACAGATTTAGAACTTCCATTAGTTGATAAAAAACTCTTATAATCTGTCGTAACACCACAAACAACAAAAGTCCAATCAGAAAA